CCATCGGCAGTGATGCCATCGAACAGTTTGAAGTTTCTATATTCACCCGAAGAACCTGCTTCACCATCATGATAGTATGCAAGTATGTCACCTCGTTGTGGTGTAGGTGTATTGTGGTCAGATAGACCATTATCAGGAATATCAATTTTGTCTATAATAGAAACAGCGGCTTCTGCTTTTGTTCTGATGATATAGTTGCTTGCAAGGTATGGTTGTATATTACTGAATGCTTCTGAACCACCGTCACCTTCTGATATTGTTGTTGTTTCTGTAGTCGGAACAATATATCCTTCGATTATTGCCTGGATTGAGTTATGATTATCGTTTGTATCGTCAGTCGCTCCAAATTTACATAAGCATTTTTGACTACTATCTAAAGGCAGTGTTGCCGATGCAATTTGGTAATCTGTATGATTTACATCCCAATTGGTACGCGCCTCCGCAAGAAAACACGCAAGATTGTCTGCTATGCCACCAGCGGGCCAAGTTGTTTCTGTAGTGGGCGAATAATTCGCCCATATATGGTTCTCATGTCTGGAACGAACCAGTGTACGAACTATGATGTGAGTTGCATTGGAAGGTATACTATAAGACGACATATCAATTTGGCGTACGGCGTTGTTATTGTGCAATTTGTCATTAAAAATATGACCAGAAGCCCACAAAGTTGGCAGATATTCACTACTACCTGCATCATACAAACCTACGAGTGGAGTCCCCGTTACCATATCTAAAGGATTAGTAAATATAACAGTTTTTTGACCTTCACCACGTCCTACTTCTACATCAGTAGTATTTACATTTTCTTCGTCAAGAATAAGTTCATCAAGACCACCCATTTGTCCAAGAACATAGTCACTGTTTGTAGGATTATAATTACCTACACCCATTGGAACTCGACCCTGTAGGTCAGGAGTTTTTACATGGGACACTGTTGCATTTGTGACATTACTGAAAGTTCCAACGAGAGTGGGGTCATTACCTGGTATAGTATGCTTCACTGTTACAGATTTATCTTTGTCGAAACTTTTACCGTTAGGAATATCCGTGTTTGCATCCAAATATTCAACATCAACGGATGCCTTCTTTGTGTCATTATCCCAAGAAAGTAAATTACCTCTTACTATTGTTCCTACAGTCGGTACTTGTTGGAATTCTATTGTTCCTGTTGTAAGCAACTCTGTCAAATCCACAATACTTGTATCGGTGGCATCAAAACTTAATGTCTGATAGAAACCGTAACGATGTTCTACTCGTCTATAGTAGTCACCAAATTCACTTACAAGAAGTGCTTGTCCGTTACATAAAGACCAAGATTGAGGAATATCTGATGCAAGTCCTGCATATGAATGAATAGTTCCTACGGGACATAACTCATCTATACTTACAGTTTGTTTACCACCAATGACTGTGCCGATGTATCCTGTCACAAGACCGATTGCACCACTTTGCTTAATCAACATAGGTTTAATTACATTACCGCCTTCGACAGGCGCGACATTTTCTAGTCTACCTGCCGATGCTCCTGCACTCAAGAACCATACATCATCATCGTCACCACCACCTGTTACTCCGTAACCACTTGCAAAACCTGCCGTATTAATTTCACCTTGGTATACTACCACAAATTCAGAACCACTGACAACTTCTTCGATGATTCCTGTTGCTTCTGCTTGAATAGAATCTGTTGCAGAAGCGGCTGTCCACCCTCCACCATCCCCTATGATGAATCGAACAACCTGTCCTGCCTTGAAAGGATGGTTATCTTGGTTGTGCGTATTACGGATTGATTTACCGTCTGCACCTGTTGCCACTAGTTTGAATGCACTAAATCCCATTTATTTATTTCTCCGAATATATTTATATCTCTGCATCTGCCGTCCAGTAGAATGCACATTCCGATTGATGGTCTTGTGCATCTCCGTCTTGACCATATAGAGGACTTCCATAACTTACATTTACACCAGCCAGCGCACCGCTGTCATCGAACGCATATGGGATTTGACCGTCCCAAAAACCTACTACTGTACTGACATTATTCGTTCCAATCCCTTCTATCCATGGCACCTTGATGTTGGCAGGCAAACAATATTGTGTATTTGTGCTTGTTCCGGGAACCCTATAAAGTGGTCGTGTAAAATACATATATCCCCTTGCTCCATTATCAGGATTGTATATCAAAACTTCTGGAGTATCTCTCATTGGAACAAAGTATTTTATTTCTGGTCCTATACTATAGTCTTTTATGCTTCCGCTCAATACACCACGCATATTAAACCCTCTGCTATGTAAACTATGACTGGCATCCAACAATCCCGATGCAATGCAGGCATCATCAGCGATATACGGAAATGCCGTGCTATCACCAACACCCGGACTTACCCATGCACCACCTTGACCTAAACTTGAATAGTCACTTCCCGGAACATCGTCTAAATCAAGTGACTTCTGGAAATATCTTTGACATCGTTGAAGAACTGTTTCTTGTGGAAGTCGGTCGAACTGTGTATCCCTTCTACCTTTTTCTAATTGAACCTGTGCAAGATGAACAGAACCCTTCCATCCGTCTGTGCTATCTGCAAAAGAAGGAGTAATTGCTAATTCCCAGAATCCTTTTCCTGCCGTAATGCCGGCACCACCATCACAAAATTTTCCTACGATTGAAGGAATAGTAAATGTATGTGTATATTTTTGCCATGTATCATTTAGGTTTACCGTTACTCCTGTCTGCACCAACGAAGATATATCGAATTCTGTAGCAGTGGCACTCCACGGACCACCATCAGATTCACTTGTGTCACTCTGTAAACCCGAACCAGTTCCGTCCACAAATGGTCTAAGTGTTGTTTTTAATCTGGATACATTTGAACCGGCTATGGCGCCTGCCGAATCGGGGTTTACTCGTTTGTAATAGAAAGATAAAGTAACCTGTTCATCGTTCAATGATGTAATGTCTTCTATTCTTTGACACAATCCTTGATTATTCGCACTAGTTTCTTTGATAGAATGTTCAATATAATACTTTGACGGAGCGGCGCCGGACGGAAGAACACTGGATGAATCCGACCAGTCAAATTCTTTTCGTTTGATGTAATAAGTGTCGTCCGCCCTATTTCTAATTCTCCATCTGTCTGCTGTATATGCCTGGTCTTTGATGACATCCCCATCTGTTTGTTGGCCACCAAGTTGTGCAGATGGAGAAACATAAGGATTTGTTTTTACTACCTCAAGGTCTGCAAGTGAATTTGTAAGTGTGCCTGTGTCATCCGTACTGTTTCCAAATGTTGCTCCTCTTTGCCATATATCAAAGTTACCATTGATTAGTAAGTTTCTATATGAACCAAATGGTTTAGGAAGAAGTACAGTCGGGTCTTGGACATAAAAACCATCGCACTGGATTTTCAAGTAAGAATCATATACTCCTGGGTCGTTAGTATAATTATTAGTGGAGTAGTCGCTCACAACAGCAAACATCCAATGAGAACCTGTTGCACCAGGGTCTACTGGAACTACTATTGTTGCTGTTTCTTCTTCTTCATTTGTTGCTGTATTTGGGTCAAGTCCCAGTACAAAATTTTCATCTATAATCCAATCATCAGTGCCCGGTCCTTCCATTTTATCATTGTCATATTTGGCCGCAAATACCTCAACGCCCGAATTTGCTGATGTATTTACATTGCAATATATTCTAAGGGCTGCATGTGTGGCATTTGAAGGGATATTAAGTCGTTCAAATGGTAAGCGGTCGGGCAGGCCAGTTACTGCATCCACCGTCTTCGTTTCCGAGCCGTTTAATGTATCAGTTATACAGTACCTAGTCTGTAAGTTTGAACCATCAGTTCCTCTTTCCGGCCAAAATGCTTTCTTTATATTCCAACCATGTGAATCATATTCGTCCATTCCTGATGCAATCGCAGTACCGGCCGATGTTGTATCCCAAGGACTGTATGATGTGTAATCATACACATAAGGCAAACCTAAATCATTTTTCATTATAGGTTTTGAGGCATAGTTTCCATCAATTGCAACATGATATAATACCGCATGACGAGTATGGCCAACACCATCTGCATTATATCGGGTAATACCAATTCCAGAATTTTTCCATTGGGGCCAATGATATGATGGGGCCCCATCGTATGCCCCGGTAATGTGGATATCTTTTTCGCTTCTACGCCAAGTACCTACATTTCTAAGATTACCCTCGACAGGAACAAATGTTCTTCCTAATACTTCTGGTGCAACATCTGTATCATCACCAACTACACCCGTGTTCACACTACCACGATAATTATAGACAAAACCACTGTTGACTGCTGTCGCAAAGAACATAGGTTTTTCTACGAATCCTATTGTGTTAGGTGGAGTGAGTGTCAGACTTGCATCTGTAGTATTTCCTGCACTGCTTGTAGAAAGATAATATACTGCACCTGCACTTAATCCTTCACCCTGAAGTAATCCACTGACACCCGTAATATATCCAGATGTAGCAACCTTAAATTGGTTCGCATCACTATTTGCAGGTGTTTCGATTAGTATACCTAATGTTTCTGCTTGTTGTGGTGTATTAGACTGTGCCTTGACATATAAACTTGTACCAGAATCCCATCGAATGACATCACCAACTTTAAGGGTATGGTTCTCTTGATAAAATGTCACTTGATTGCTTGCACCCTGTGCCGCCGCTTCTGCCGCGTCTACTAGTTCACCACCAAGATAATTTACAATCAATGCCTTATTGGTATCGAGTGCGACCATGACAGGTTTTCTAATTTGTCCACCGACAGTAGGTGCAGAGCCGGTTAGTTTTCCTGCCTCTGTAGTAGAAAGGAAGTATGCACTACCGACATTTAAATTCGGACCTTCTCCTGTTTGTAGAACACCACTAAAGTTGCCTACAATTTCACCACCAAATTGAATATCAAAAGTGTTACCACCGATGACATTAGAAACAACACCAATTACTTCGGCAGTTGACCTGGCACTGGCAAGTCCTGCCGTATATCCAGAACCATCTGTAGGAAGATATACGACATGTCCGAAAGTTAATCCGTGAGTATTTTGTGTAATTCGTTTATGATGAACACCAGAAACAAATTTTACTCTACCGTCATCTGAAATACGAAATGCCTCAAGAGTAGAACCTGCAAGATTTCCTGCACTTGTGCCTGCATATTTGAAAACAATATCTTTATATGAACCTGTTACTCCTCCTGCGGGAGAAACAAGGTCTGTATTTTCAAACGAGATTTGAATTGCTTCTGAATCTGTTGTATTACCCAATAAAATCTTTTGGTCGCCAGAAAGAAATCTCTTTCCGGCTTCTGCTAAAATATGTTCCGAACTTGCAAAATAGTTTGCATCAAGATTGTTGATTCCGTCTACAGGAACAACTTTATATAACCATGATGCCGTCACACCTGTCGGTGATTCTTTTACTTTGATAAGAAGTCCACCACCACCAGCGGAACTAATACCTGTTGGTGTCGCTCCACTCGCAGTTGCACCAAGAACTAGATTATAATCATCGATTGTAATTTCTTGAGAGTTGATAGTGGTCACCGCACCATTGAAAACAACACGACCGTCAAAGTTCATATCCTTTTTGACGGTGCTGTCGATTTCAATATTTAATGTACCATCGTCTGCAATACCAGCAGAGATGCCATCACCAGTTGTCCCCACCGTATATGCTTTCAGCCTATTTAATTTATTAATGATGTCATTGTTCGTGAGTGTATACCACTCATTAAATGTATCACTAAGAACCAGTTCAGGAATCTGGTAAGTATTATATTGTGGTCCGGTTGCAGGCATATATTATTCTCGCTCCATTAATAATTCTTTAAGCATATTCTTAATATCACATAAGTCATCTTTTATATTATTTAGTTCATTTGTGTTAGAAATTATCTGCTGTTTTAATTCTTTTTCTCTTTTATATAGGTTAAAAGCATCGATATCTGTATTCAAGATTGCGCCACTTTCGGCATCTCTTATGAGGTTTGGTTTGTCTTTTATTCTAATATTCATAATATTAATCCAATGCCACCGCTCTTAAATCTTTCACAATTGGCACTTCGTCATCTTTGCCGAACATACAAATCTTTATAACAAATGTCTTTATATTATTACCAATGACATCATAATCCTCTTGCTTCAACGAGTATTCAATGTCCTTGAAATCATAGGCATTCAGTGATGTAAAGTTATCACTGTCATCTTTTACTTCCATCTCTAAGTATGATGCACTGTTAATATCACTATCCCCATCACTGTACTTGACGAATACCTTTACTTCGGCACTAGATGGTTTATAGACAGAAAGGAATACCTTTAAATCACTGGCCATCATTCCTCCCGAAAGGGTGACTCGTCTTGTAAGATATCTTGCTCTCGAACTGAACGGATGTCCAGTTGCTCTCGGACTTTTTTCATCCGTTACTCTTCCTACCATCAATTCGTTAATAGAGTTTTCTATACAAGTAACATTTAACATCTTTGTATCAAGTACGGGACTGACTGCACCCGAAGAATAATTAAGTTTACTCACAACCTTAAAGTTATCGTCTTCTTTATTGATAGATTTATTACTCACACTACTGCCCTTTGTAACATTTTCATTCATATTCACTGCAAATTCAAGTGATGTTTCAAACTCTGCCGTATGTGTCATACTAGAATCTGCAGGGACAAAATCCACTACATTAATTTTGAATGTATCACAATTTGCTTTTCTGCTGGCAATTGGACCAGATGTTGAATTCTTGAAGATTGCAGTTCCTTGAGATGACAAGAAGTTATATCGTTTAATGCTGAACATTAAATCGGTCGTATAATCTGGCTCGGCAATACTTTCATTTTGTGAATGGAACAATGAGCCCGTATGAGGTGAACTTGTAATTCTGTTCAATGTGCCCATATCATTCTCACCGATGGTCGCAGAATATAATTCATAGTCATCACTGTTCGCAGAAACTACAATAGCATATTCTCCTCCTTCAAGATAAACGGGTGACGAGAATGTAAAGGTAGTTGCAGTTGTAGAACTTTCATCATCTACATTTACACTATCTGGCACCAATACAACTTCTGAAAACGGTGCAATGATAGATGGATGTGGGTGTCCATTTGTCGTAGGTCTAATTTGTAAAGTTACAGGAAGCGTAGAATCTTTCTTTGCAAAATATAAATCAACACTATGTAAGAATAATCCTGATGGATAGGCATTTGGTTCGACATAGAATGTCTGTGCAAGTGGGTCTAGCCATAAAGTATTTGTTTGAGAATTTAAACTGTTTGTTCTGTTGAATGCATCGGTAGAAACATTTTCACTCGTAACAGTTTGTCGCCTTACTATTGGAGGTCTTGTGGAAACAATACCACTGTTTCTTAAATCTGAAACACCCTTTGCATGATAGATTGCATCAGTCGCTGTTTCTGTTTTTGTGATATCATTGGTAGAACTATCTGCAAGTCGGAACATCTTTTCACCCGATGTAAACTTTCCTGCAGGAATAACAAAAGATAATTCTAACACAGAACCATTTGCATCTGTTGTAATTGTGCCACCTACTGTCATATCTTTTGGTTGACAGTGTGCAGAAACATCTACTCCATCAAAGAATGGATATACAACAGTATTGGGTTTTAATCCGTATGCATTAATAGTCAATGTCTTTGAACGAATAAAAGGAACAATAGTAACATCTACGGTTTTACCGTTTACGATTTTAAGTAATCTGTGAGGCAATGACCTGACTCTAATTCCTAGTCGTGTCTTGCTCTGTGAAGTTAATAATGTACTTCTTGAAACGGTTCGGGTATTATTTTCTTTGATTGGACTTACACTTTCATCTCTTTCGGCAATTCGCGCCTGGTCGATGAATCGTCTGCCTTCTTCGTCATAGAGGTCACTCGATACTACTTCTATACCACTCCACATACTTTCCCAATCGTTCCATTGTGTGCCAAATCCTTTGGCATTTAGATATTGTAAATCGTTTGTGTCAGTATCGCCTATACTGTGGTCATCTAGATTTCCTATTTTCCAGTTATCATTTTCACCTTTCGTATTGATTTTAATAATAGGTCTATAGTTTACATCAAACCAATTATCTCCGGGTGGGTCGATTGTTGCACTTCCTAGCCAGTTTACGAGATTAAATGGGTTTATTTTTAACTTACCACTCGATGCAGTTTGATTGAGAAATGATATAGGTGTTCCGTGAGAGAGTGTAACTATACCATCTGTGGATTCTGCAATACCATCTAGGCCTTCTTGCAATTCCAAGTCAATATTTTGCACTTGGAACGAAGGACGCAATTGTCCTTTTTCGACATCAATCGAGCAGGCATAATCTGGGTCAGACACATCACCCACTCCACATCCTCTGAACGAATCTACAAGAATTCCCTTTTTGAATGCAATGGAATCTCCGTCATAACTTAAAATATTCTTACCTTCAATTTGTGATTCAAGGTTAGACAGAGTAGAAAAATGTTCGAGATTAGAAATTCTTTGATTCAATTTACCGATATCGCTCATCGTGTATCGTTGATTATCAATATATTGTACACGAACATCCGATGCATTATGAGTATAGGGCGGAACGGAAAGAATGTACAGTGACATTGCATCTTCTCTGTCCGTTGGAGCCTGTGGGTCTAATGACGGAATACCTTTTAGAATTTCAAATGAATGGTCATTCGTACTTGTATCTTTCTTTAGAATAACTTTGTCTACTCTTGGAATATAATAACGATGTCGCTCTTCGATGACATCACCGGCGGCAATACCTGTCTTTGGAAAACCTCCACTTAGTAATGGTTTATCGAATTCTTCCTCAGTTCCATTTTCTCTTGTCGCTCTTGTGCTTCTAAAATCAAGAACATTTGCAAGTGAAACCGTTTCGCCTCTGTCTTCAATTGTATATAAAGGAATGTCTTTATAATCAAAACCGTCATATGAATTTACTGTAAATGGCAGAGCAGCGGTGGAGTGTTGGAAATAGTCATAAGAAATATCAAGAGTAACTTCTGCTGATTCGTATTTTGCAACCTTGTCGGGTTTAATATATAATCTTCCATAATCATACATCGAATCTCTTTGACCATTATCAAAAATGAAATCAGATTTTAAATTCATCTCTATTCCACCAGCGTTATCCGCAGTGCCACCTGTTATTCCGTTGATTCTCCAAATGTCAACATCGGGTAATTGGAAATAACTTTGACCTTCGACATCTATTAATACTCTGTCGGGAGAACCATCAATTTTTGTATAGTTTTTATTTGAAAGGGTTTTAGTTCTAATTATTGATGTAGAAGATGAAGAACTGTCTGTATCTTTAATTTGTACTGTTGCAAATAAAGTATATGAATTATCATCGTTTAGGTAATGTTCCCATACAGGGGAAGTACCATATGTGTTTGGCGAAACTCCAATACCACTAATTTCTAATGATGTTTTGTCCGCTTTTAATACCATGTCAATATGTTCAAGGGGAACAGAGAATCCGCCCTTTGTTGAAACTATAGAATAGTGTATTTTAGACTCAGGACTAAGAATTTCGCCCCCCGAAATGCTTGTTCCTTCACCAACAAATTTCGTTCCTGTCGGTTGGTCAGCAATACCAAGTGTAATAACATCATCATCCGCGTTAATTGTGAAACTTTTTGTAATAATATTTCTGAATTGAATTTCGGTCACATCTTTTACAGCCGGTCCTTCTGGAATAGGAATAATATAATTATTATTTCCTTTTAGTCCTTCTGGAGAAATTGGTCGTGTGGCAAGATTACAATGGGTAAATTGGTTTTCGTTTCTGCTCCAACCACCGACATTTCCCCCTACAAACAATATTTTATGTCTATTGTCCCCATACTCTACTTCTGGTCCATATGAGAAGTTTTCCTCATCGATGTTTCTTCCCCTTCCCACCTGATGCACGACCGCGTTGCCGTTGTAGTATGTATTTCGACCAGCGGAAAAATAAGTATAAGTTATACTTTCCATGTCCGTGTATGTCATCATACAAACTTCATTCATTCCTTTGCCAGAATTCATTTTTATGTCATATAGATAAATTCTATATGTGTGTATAGGAGTAATTGTACCCGGTGTCCCCATTGCAGGTGCAAGGTCAGTAACTTCGGTGACATCCGATTCCATTACAATCATTTTAATTTTCGCTGTTCCGATGATTGGCGCAAGGTCGGCACTTACAGATGCAGACCCAGAATTTGGAAGACCATCAACTGCACTAGCAGTCGGTTCATATCCTAATGTTTGGTAATTCGAATGGTAATCGCCATCGAGGTGTGAATATGTGTCTAAAAATAACGGCCATTTCACTTGGTTTGCATTTTCTTCCTCACCAGGTTCATCATTTGCAGACTCACCGGGTTCATATGTGTTATAATACCAAGGAAGACTGGCATGAAGATTTATTTCCAACCCTTCATCAATTATTTGTGATATATATTTACCAAATCCAATAGAATCCATCCATACCGGCCACGGTACACCGTCAGCAGGAAGATTATCATACGGATATATACTTTGGAATTCCGTATATGCAAGACGGTCGTCCACCGCAATCGCACCTTCAATATATGCACCGACATTTGTATTGATTTCTTTCTCTACAGATAATGCAGTTGTTCGTGCCTTGTCAATGTCAAGGAAATGTGTTTTTTGTGTTTCGTATTCATGTCCAAAAACATAGGATTTTCCTGATGCAAGACCGGCAGCCAGTTTAGAAGAACTGCCGTCTGTATATACACCCCTGTTTGTTCCATCGTCCTTGTGTTCTCTAATGTCAATCTCAAATGGTTTTACGGTATATGAACCAGATTCATCATGGGTTCTTCTTGCAAGAGTTTTTTCAATCTCGGCATAAGAACTTTTCAATAATCTCTTTGTGGGTAGACCACTTTCATATTTTACAAGTTCTAAAAAATTAGTAGAGTATTCTGCTTTTTGACCCAATGAAAGATTAAGAGAATATCTATCGGCACCGGGAGCATTGTAATTATATGAACCACTCGCAGGGTCACGAAGGGTTGCATCTTGTCCATCCGATACAGAGTTTTTATCCATAACAAATCCTACATTGGTTGTAGGATTTTCAAAATCTCTAATAGAAGAAGAATCGCCAGTTAATCCGTAGGGTGTAAATTTTTGTAAATCGTTCTTTACAAAGTATCCATCAATATAGAAAATACCATTGCTCACAGAAACTATATTTGAATCTCCAGAAAGACCATTTGAACCTAATGCAAGTGTGGCATCTGTGTCGGAAGCAGACCGTTCGGCGAATGTGCCAATCCAACCAGCAGACGGGTGGTTGGACATAAAGGTTGCACCTTCAATAAATTCAGAACCTGATGTAAATGTATAGAATAAAATCTTATAGTCATCTTTACCACCATTTGATTCTATTGCATGAATTACTTTTGCCTTTATATCACCAGAAGAAATTTCATATCCAATAAGTTGGTCAAGTGGCACATCGTTGCCAAGTGTGTCTAATGTTTTAATTCGTTGATAGCGAACCTTAGAAGTAGCAATTTCCCCACCGTATACTTTACTACCATCCTGAAAAATGTGATTACCGAATCGTTCTATTTGGTTTTGAAGAATTGTCTGAAGTTGTGTTAATTCTCTTGCCTGTACCGCATAACCGGGACGAAACAATACCTTGAGGAATTTCTTGGTTTCATCGTAGTCGTCAAAGTACGGAGTAATATTGAAAAGTTTTGAATCGTATGCTGGCATAAATCTCTGTTACACTCCTAAAATCCTATAAGAATTTTGAATTCTTCTTTTTGTTCTAAATTTCGTTGAATGGGTTTTATATTCTGTATGTATAATACTTCTCCTGAACCTATCACAAGTTCTGGGATTTCTATTTTGGTAATGGTGTCCGTTCCAGAATCAATATAAGACCCGCCTGTAAATGACCCTACAACATTTGTAAGATGCAATGCGCCCGTAGTACCCGATACATAATCCCATTCTGCAACATTACCTGTTGCATATCGAAGACTTCCTGTTGTCGCTCCACCATCTTGTTGGGTGAAACCGGCATCTTGCTCGAATGTGGTTGTGGTTAAACTAGAACCACTGATTGTGAGTTTATGTGTTTGTTTATATACTGTATTGATACTTTTATTTCTTACAATATCATTTATGGAAAGAATCCTGCCATAATCTTGTGTGTTTCCTGCAATGTTCATTAATTCAAAGTATCCTGTCGCACCACTCTTAAATTGTTTGACAATTTCTCCGCCTGCAACTCCGAAATCTAAAAATGGTGGACCGTATCCTGCACCAGAAGTATCTCCTGTAATTCCACCAGTAGTTCCAGAGAATGAGTTTTTGGTTACTTCGACAATCAATTCATTTAAATTTGATTTCCATGAATTAACTTTACCTTCTGCTTCACCAGTTGTTCCTACGGTTTGTCTGATATTCTCGCCAATTGTAAAATTGCCAGTTCCCAAATTAGTATTGACATTAACTCTGATTAATTTTTTATCTGCAACCGGTCCAGAAAATCCACCCTTGATAGATGATACTTCAAGAACACCTTCGTTGTTTTCATCCGAACTGCTCCTCCATGATTCAATCCTTGCTGTCGAGTGAGATGAACTACCCATAATAAAATTATTGGAATTAAATGTACCATCAAACAACGAGTAGTCATAATCCGATGCGCTTGTATTATATGGTTTCTTTATTACCATTTCTGTTAAGTTTACTGAATTCTTTCCAGCAACTTGCCCCCCAAACGGTCCAGTTGCAACAATAGGATTTTTAATAATCCCGAATTGCCTAAAGTCATTTGCAACAGAAAATAATCCGCCCTCGTTTCCATCTGTTTTAACGGAAATTAAAATTCTTGAAGATTCAAAATCATGTATTGGGTTAATACCATGTCCGCCTTTGGGTGAAATTTCTAACGAAATGACAGGGTCTGAACTTCCACTAGATTCTGTGGTAGTAATTCTGGCTGTGGCAAAATCATAACCACTACCTGCGTCTATTGTTTTAATGCCTTTAATTTGATTATTATCGTGTATTGTAGGAATAACTTTTGCCCCTGTTCCGTTCCCACTAATTACAATTTCTGGTCGTATGATATAGGTTGTTACACCTTGGGATAAAGTGGAATCTAAATTTTCATTAAGGATTGCTTTTCTTTCAATGCCAACATAATCAACTATTCGTTTTACTTGACCAATTTCTTGACCTACCCCACCGTCAATATAAAGAACATAGTTGTTATAGAAATCATCCGAATCAGATGCAGAGAAGTTTAATATGACTGTGTTCTGTCCTGCATCATTTGCACCGCCTACCTTTTCTCCTATAAACGCACTTGAATTTGTAGAACTGGCATATACGGTATCACCAGTTGAGCCTACTCTAATATCTTCAATTGCACCATCGATGGTTGATGTTTGAATGTTCCACTGTAAACCTTTGTCGTCACCTGTTGGTGGCTCAGATTTAATATACTCAATCGGAATATATTCCTTCGTAAGAAATTTTTTGGAATCATCCGTTATACGAAACATAAATTTCCATCTATATCCATCATCCGTTGTAACAATTTCTGAACCAGTAGAAGAAGGTTTTGCAGTAGAGGATGCTCCACTATTATTATGAATGCATTTATATACATTAAAATCTTCGGTAAGCACATAATATGATGTGCCATCGATGTTTGTAGAGTCATCATATTCTGAATATATTGTACCAGATGTCCAGTCGTATCTTGGTATAACATATGATACATCACTGAGGTCTATTCTTTTTAATGCAATTGCATTGCGCCATGCATAGTTATTATGATATGTCGAATCGGTAGATGCATCTGGTGAGTTTTCATCACCCCAAGAAGAAACTCTACCCACAAATAATAGGTATTGGTCATCGGAGTTGTGTTTAAACTCTGAATATAATTTCTCGGCAAAATGTGTCGAGAATCTGTTTCTAATTGCATCATTTGCCATATAACTATATATCTCCGTTTATGGGTGATTGAAAATACATCACCAAGTAAATCCGCCTAATGTTTCATTTATATTATCGTATGTTGTTCCGTATGGTGTACTGTAATTGGCATCAGGTGTTCCATAATAAGGGTCGCCTGCATTTCCTGAATTTGAATGGAAGTGTGCCCCAAACGGAAGTTCTATAAAGTTTTCTAATGTAATACCACCAAAACTAATTCCCGATGGAATGTCAGTTAAACTTCTTGCGTTAGGATGGTGATAGATATCCCAGAAACCATATCCATAATATTGCGCGCCTGTCACGCCTGTACCACCACCACCTGATTGGTGATTTGTATCTCCAGACCAACCAGCAGATGCACCACCTGCACCCGCAGTTCCAAGAGGATACCCATTAGGATTATGTGAAGTTACTCCACCTTCTGGCACACTTGCAAATGTAATACCGTGCAACCCTTTTGTAAATACAGTCCCTTCTGGTCCAGTTATTGCAATAGGATTATATCCAAGAGGATATAAATCGCCAGTCACACCTAACCATGCAGAATCTCCAGCCAAAGTCGTTTCCATTGTATTTGCTCTAAGGTCAAAAGTAGTTCCAAATGCATACGGTGTATAGTGTGCAATCAAAGGAATTTCATATCGTTGCGATTCACTATGGAACAATAAATCTTGTTCTGATTTTCGTAGAATAGAAACTTCGCCAAACATCTTCATTCCGGCAGGATGTACTAGGTCTTTAATGACTTTTCTATATTTGTCTATTGCCATTTCTGCCTTAATGACATACGAATAATCTTGGTAGAATTTTCCGTCCTGAATCTTTTTGGAAGAACTAATCTTACCATCATTGCCAGTATAGAATCCGGCATATTCATTTAGAGGCTGAGATACAACCCTAACACGGGCATCTCCATTGCCTGTTTTGGATGTAAATACGGAATCAAAAGAATTATTGTAATTGACACCGAAGTTATTAATTTTAACACCGACAACCTTTCCTTTGAAGTCAGTCTTGGACACTGTGGCACTTCCACCAAATCCACCCTTTGCTCCTGTAGTTCCTGTTGTTCCACTTCCAAATGTCAGTGCATCACCTATACTGTATCCAGAACCACCTTCAAGAATTTCTATCTTACCAAGACAACTATAAATTCTTTCTTGTAATTTTATATTTTCAGAAGTAATACATTCAACTTTCTTACCATGAATAAATTCCCCTACAATATTTCTTAAATATAATTCCGTCACTTCGATTGGACCGACAGAATATTGAATAACCTTTGACACTCTTGCCATCGCTGTTATATTTGTGGTATATGGTTCATATTGTATGACATCTCGCTCTTTCATTTTAAAGTTATCTACACCATTGCTTGTAGAAACCTTGATGGTTTTTTCTTCCGTCCACTTACCATCAGACAATCTAAGAATATCCAATTTTGGATAATAGAAATCTACCAAGACATCATATAATATTCTGAAAAGAAATTCATAAGATTTCTCAGTTCCTTTTGATTCGTAGAATGTCTTGATGTTCTTTAAGAGTGTTTTTCCATTCACTGCATTTCCACTAGAATCTTTTGCAAGTTCAACGGGGAACTTATGAAGATATTGATTTTTGAAGAATTCTACAAAGTCATCTATTGTAGTATCAATATCATACAATCCCTTTAATTTTGTAGTAATTTCGTAGGCATTATCTTCTTGTTCTAACCATTCATAATATGCCTCTATAAACGCAAGAAATTTCGGATGGTCGCCCGCAACAAATTCCGGCAATTGACTTTCAATAAAGGGAGAGATTTTGAACGGCGTTGATTTTTTTGTTATTTTTGGAAGAACATAATCAACAAACTCTGCTTTAATAGGAACAGTAGGAAGATTTAATTGTAGTGTTGTGAGAAACATCTATCGTATATTAAATTAATAATCCCCGCCAATTCCTGCTCTTAATTGCTCGTCTGTGTATACTCTTACTTTAATGGAATTTTTATCTGCCGTATCTATTAGAATAATGTTATTGTTTTTTGAAATAATATCCAATTCTTGTGGTACGGCATTTATATAAATTTCAGAACCATCCGATACTTCTATTGGTGAGAATTTTGTCAGAGTCACCAGACCATTGGTATAATCAACTGTTCCAATGCTTGTGTCAAATATATTTTTAATATTATTCACATATTCAAACAATTGAAGTATACCGTTACCGTCATCTTCAATATATGCAGTGACAATTTCTTCTGTATCCTTTTTATATAAGAATCCTGTACTAGATACCATTCCTGCTTTATGTCCATCGTGAGGGTGATTAATTTTATTCTTAAAAGCAATATCGTATGTTGCAGAAACATTAGTCAATGGCTCGAATCTCTTTTGCATTGTTATAGTAGACCTATTGTTTGTGACTGCTCTGGCAACACGGTTTAATTTTGTTGTGAATTCACTGTAAAGGAAACTTCTATTGAATTTTTCTAAATCTGATACTCCATAATCTACAATTTGTACCTGTGACAATGCCTTTAATTCGTCCGAAGAATACTCTGTCATACTGGGGTCATAGTATATCTCGGCATTAATTAATATATAAAGATATTCGGGGTCTACAATTTCGGGAGTAATAGAAACAACATTCTTTCCTTTTATATGTGTAGTAATGATTGAATTCTTTTCTTCGTCGCTCAGGTTTGTTCCCGTTGTGGGTTTGATGGTGATAAAAACTTTCCCGTATTGCGGTGGGTCGTTA